CATCACCGTTAATTGATCCTGGGATGCCTGCAGCGTCAATAGCGCCTGTAGCCATCTGTACCATCTGCTGTAACGACGCAGACTGGTTAAACGTATTAGGATCAAGGTTACCAAACCGGAATGGCTGAAGAATCTCAGAAGGGTTACCGTTGGTCAAGATAGTCTTGCCCGGACGTACCTCCATTTTAGAGCCACGAGGCAACCTAGAGGCGTCTACAGCCATCATTGGGTGTACGGTAAGGGCTAGGGCGTCAATACGAGCACGAAGCTCTGTATCGAGCGCTTTCTGGCTGTTAAAGCCTTTCTCACAGATACCTCGACCCCAGAAACGTCCTGGAACAACGTCCCAAGCAAATGCAACGACTGGACGGTCTTGCATCATGTAGGGATTCTCTTCAATCTTGAGCAGTGTTCCGCCATTGGCAATGACAACTACCGCTTCAATGTACTTTGTAGCCCCTTCAGAAGCCTCCAGTTCGACGATCTCTTCGTCGTCTTCCATTGTAGCCATATCGAACAGATCACGCGGTACAAGGCCGTAGTATTTCGTTAGACGTACCTTGTTTTCGTCATAGACTGTTAAGTTTTGGTCTGGTTCAAGGTCGTTGTCCGGTGCTTCGACGGTAATTGGTACATCTTTATACACACCCTGCTCTTGTAGCATCTCTACAGAGTGTAAAGGTACGAATTCATCGATTGCTACGCCTTGTGCTTCTTCAATTGAGGTAGCTATAGGATCAATTAAGAAGTTCTGAGGCAGTACAGGGCGTAGTTTGACGACTGTACGATCACTTTCACGGATACCGACGGCCATTGCAGTGCCATCCATGACTGGTTCAGTAGCGGGTCGACGATATTTTACTTCGTCGAGGACAATTTCACCCACACCTGTGCCAAAGATCGCAGCGTTGAGGATACATTCTGCGATGTTCTTACGGGTTTTGCAGTAATCGAAGTCTTCTTGCAGCAAGTTACGCATGACTTGGATGTCACCGCGCTGTTGGTCTGCGTAGTCGTCCTTAATATCGAACCACTTACCACGACCAAAGGTCGCTTCTTCGACTTCTGCAACAGATGATTCGACAGCTTGCTGTAAAGCCGGTGAAATAATCTTCGAACGCTCTGAATTACGCATCGAATCTTCTTTCGCCCACTGACCACGCCATAAACGATAGTACTCGTCGAATTGTTCTTTGTAGTTAGCTTCGTAGTGATCTCTCCACGAATTAACTTTATCAATCACCCAACCTTCGAGGCTGTTCTCATTGGCGTAAAAGTCGTTCTCTTCAAACATATCAGTATCCTGTGATAGGGTCTAAGACTTCAAAGTCGTCCTCTTCGAAGTCAACGTAGTAACTAACCTTTGCTAGTTGGTCAATGTAGGCTAGTGCGTCTATTAAGTCGTCGTGTACTAGCGGATTCGGAAACTGAAACAACTGGTCACAGAACTCAGTATTCCACTCTCCTTTGTTTAGGGTCACTTGGCCGTTTTCGAAGCGTCCTTGTAGTCCCCACACAATTCGATCAATCTTCTTCTGGTTACCGTGTGTCAGTTCGTCAACGCGAAAGTAGCGTTGGTTAGACTTCATAATGTCTGTGAGGTATGGAAGTACAGCGTTCTTGAGAGCACCCTTCTCGATACCTACAGAGACTGGCTTGTACTTAGCAACCGCATCAAAGATCTTCTTAGCAGTCTTCTTAATGTCCCAGCGTCCGTAAACAATCTCTGCTACCCACCAGCCGTCTGTGTTGGCTTTCACCACGGCAATAGCGGTTGTATCCAGCCTAGACTTTTTCGCACCATTAGACTTAGCCACATCAGCGAATCCAGCCAAGTCGACAGCGATGTAATAATCACCGTCCTCCGGTTCTTCCTTAGAAAACTCAACCCAGTCTTCTTTAAAGATCTCCGACCCAAGAGCCTCAAAGCTAGCCATGAACTCCTGTCGGAAAGCATAGCTTGACATAGACTTCTTAGCCGTATTGATCTCTTCCGGATCAAGTAGCGGATTGTCATAGGATGTGAAGTGCCATGCCTTATAGGTTTCATCGTCTTCGAGTTCTGCGTACTTGTAAAGCTCGTAAAAGTGGTTACGTCCTTTCGGAGTACCAATAAACAAACAACCGCCCTTCTGGTCGGCCAAAGCAGGTCGAAGCACCTCTTCCCATACTTGAGGTTTCATATCCGCATATTCGTCCATTACTAGGAACTTTAGGGATACGCCTCGCATGGTGTCGGGTCTATCAGCACCTTTGAGTGAGATCGTAGCTCCATTGATGAGCTTGATCTGCATATTGTTAACGTGAGACGAACTCACGATGGGGTGGGCTAGCTCAAGTAGAACTCCCCACATAATATCTCGCGCCTGTCCCTGAGTAGGGGCTACATAGAATACATGCCCTCTCTCAGCCTGTAGCGCGTTGATGATGAGCATCCAGGCCGCTAGACGGGACTTACCACATCGACGACCTGCTGCAACAACCTTAAAGCGTTCTGACGCCTCTAAGACATTCTGTTGCCAAGGTAGTAACTCGACATTCAAGTCACTCAAGCGTTACGCATCCAGTTCTCTAGTTCGATGGAACGATTACCTACTTGATTGTACCAGCGGGAATCGACCATCTGGTTAGCTGCCTCTGTGAAGTTTCCTTCGTTGACAGCCTTAATCATCTTCTTAAACCTTCCCAGTCTAGTACGACCTAAGTTGAACGCCATGTTCACTAAGACGCGCTGTACCTGTTCAGGCAGTGAAGCAAATTGTAAGAACAGTACTCCACAGTCTGAACAGGCGTCTTCGAAGTCTGCTTCAAACGCATTGTCAATTCGTTCTTTCTCGATGAACGTACCAACAGGCCAAGTGTGTTCGACGTCCGCTTCTTTGATGGCATGTCCGATACCAAAGGTCGGTATGCCTTCAGAGCACAAGTAGATCTCTTGTTTGTATCCTTCGTGCTTAATCAAATCTTCTTTGATAGTTTCGCGAACAGCGTCACTCAACATCTATGACTTCTCCCTCAATCACCTTTTCACCTGAATCAACTGTGGTGACATCGCCACCTATTCCAGTTATCGTAATGCTTACTGCATTCCTTCCACCTGTCGTCTTATCCTTTTCGAAGTAAGAAACAGGTAACACTCTGTCCATACACATTTTCAGAGCTGCCATCTGTCCTGGATGGTCATCATCCAAGGCTATGGCGATAATCTTGTTGATTACTTTGTCACCCGAAGTGGCTAAGAGGCGAGCTTTGAATTCATTGATTCTAGCTGCATCGCCAGGCGGTCTACCAACAACTCCTCTTTTGCCTCGCTTCTTAGCTTCAATGTCGCTTTTGCGGGGACGTCCTCGTTTCTTAGGGGGAGTCTGTATAGTCTGTATAGCCTCTTCAGTGACTTCAGTGTTCAAAGAAACCTTTTCTTCAAAGGAAGGAGTTTCAGTACGGGTGTCGATGGTCATACGATGTGCTTTGAAGTCTCTATATAGGGGAATAGTCTAGCATAGAATTCAGCAAAAGTCAAGCCTTTTTAACAATAATAGCTTAAAAAGTTCTGTCAAGCCCTTTCTTCTTTAAGATCAAAGGCTAAAGAGCTGTAAAGTACTGTATAGATATACAGCCTTTTCATTTAATTATGTTACTTTATAACACTTCTTTCTTCAAAGGCTATGCAGCATCTTGCTCGTTTTGCCCTCTAGCAAGTCTGTGCAGGTACATCTTTACATCGCGGCTAGAAAGCCCGGCCCCGGGGGTCTATCACATTCTAAAGCCTCTGTCAAACTCAAATGGTCTAAGGCGACTGTGCAGGTGCAACATAGCCCTACGACTAAAGTATAACTTGACAGACTGCACAGCCTGTGGCTGCGATGGCTTGTGCAGTGCAACAAACTTATTAGACTATAAAGTTTTGAACAGGTTACAAAGTTGGCATAGTCCTTGCATACCCAGGCTGCGCAGGTGCAACAAACGTATTAGACTATAAAGTTCTTGCAAGTATGAGGGGCGATGTAGTAGGCGTTTTAGCCTCTAAAGCCTCGACAGCCTGACATGCGACTAAAGTCTATCTTGTAATTCCTGAAACGCATTCTGAGCCCTTCTAAGCGGAGATTTCTTCGAACCCTTGCCATGGTATGGAAAAAAATAGATCGTCGATTTGGCTATATTGGCACGGTATCTGCTACGCGCACAGGCACGCGGTCATCTATTAGATCGGTCGGATTCGAGCCCACAAGGTCGACTATCGATTCGACTGTATTGATAAAAATATACAATTATACGACTGTGCTTAATTCAGGCCTACTAGGCACATGGAGCGACGCATAGGGCGGAGCCCAGATTCCAAGAGCCATAGGAGGCCACCATGGAAAACGCAATGAAACTAGACATGAACACATTCTCAGGACTCGCAACATGTGACCGCACTACACTCCTTAACCAGCTCTACACAGCGTGGAGAGTACAGGTTCAGATCGGTCATGAAGAGATGCTCAAAGGCTTGCATACAATCGATGAAGGCACTCGCAATGTCGCACGAGTCGAACAAGAGTACAGAGAGACGCGAGCGAAGTCGTATCAGGATATGATGATGATCGCGCTGACGTTCAACAAGAAAGGCTTGTACTGCAAGGATCGCTTCGAGGACGCGAGTTCTTCGCTGGAGCTGACGGCTGACGAAATCAGAACAGAATGTCAGCAAGAGTTCTTCCAGAAGATGGAAGCGAAGAAGGAAGAAGCACTCAAGGCTGAGTACATGGCCGGCTTCGACGCTTGGAAAGCAACACAGGCGGGCGCGTAAGCGCCTCCCTAGGGACATTGGAGAGAAAGACATGACACAGACAGCAACACAGATCACCATCGCAGAATTCCGCCAGACCGTCGAAGCGGTCGCCCACGACCTCCGCGCAGAGCGCGAGCACTACGGGAAGACATGGGAGGAGGTCGATGACCTCGTGTCTGAGATGTGCGAGACGGAATGGTGCATCTACTCAGCTCGTGCCGAAGAACTGGTCGACGCTTTGATGACTGAGGATCGGGAAGCGTTCCGCGAAGCTCTGGCGATGTATGAGGAGTTATGGAGTGACGAGCCGTTCGCCACTTCTGGGAATGCTGACTATCGGGTCGCATACTGCGCGACAGAGATCGCAGTCCGTCAGGCTGTCGAGGCGATGAAGGAGCAGGACATACCGCACAAGATCGAGGAGGCTTTGGATTGGATCGTCTCTCAGGCGCGTCGGGAGCTGTTCGACTTACGCGACGAGTTCGAGTTCAAGTTCTCGCGTGTCGACGATCACGTTGGACATGTGCTCGATGATATTTCATACTTTCAAGGGGAGCACATCTAGACCGACCTGAAGATCGCGACTGGCTATCGCGTGAAATCCCTCGACCCTCATCGGGGGATAGTCGGAAGCCCGACAGATTCCAAACACAGAAGGATATGGAAATGAAGAAACTAATCGTTATCAGCTTATTCGATGGCATCTCCGCCGGTCGCGTCGCATTGGATCGCGCAGGGTTCACAGAGGCCAACGGATACGACGTTCACTATTACGCCTCAGAGATCGACCCAAAGGCAATCGAGATCACGCAGAAGAATTGGCCGGACACGGTACAGCTTGGCGACGTTCGTCGAGTCAAGCGCGCCATGTTCCGCGATGAGTGGTTGGAAGATGCCACCGTGATCGTCTGGGGCGGTTCGCCTTGTCAGGCGTTCTCACATGCTGGACACAAGCGCGGATTTGAAGACGAGCGCGGTCAACTCTTCTGGGAGTTCGTGCGGGTCGTCGAAGAGTTCGAGCCAGACTATTTCATGCTTGAGAATGTCAGGATGAAGCAGGAGCACCGCGATGTCATCACAGAGGCTTTGGGAGTGGAGCCAATGCAGATCAATAGCGCACTCCATAGCGCACAGAATCGCGTCCGCCTCTACTGGACTAATATCCCCTTCGTTGGGTCGCTCGAAGACCGTCAGATCTTGTTGCGTGACATCCTCGACGAAGAAGGCTTCGTAGACCGTGACAAGTCGTTCTGCTTGGATGCGAACTATTGGAAAGGCGGTAACCTCAAACAGTACTTCGAGAAGAACCGTCGCCAGTTGGTGTTTACCGGCTGTAATCAGATCGGAGAGGCTGACATCAACGGGCTCGATTGCATCCGTCGGGTGTACGACATCAACGCCAAAGCACCAACGCTAACGACGATGGGAGGCGGTCACAGAGAGCCGAAGATTGCCACAAGCGAGATCACATACCGTAAGCTCACACCGACAGAGTGCGAACGCTTACAAGGCTTTCCAGACGGTTACACGACCGGA